TATCATTATGTTTCTGATAGTATTGTTGTAAATTTACAACAAACAAAAAAAGCCACTCCGAAGAATGGCTTGACTCTAGGAATAGGATGAAATCTCACAAACATCCCGACTATATTATAGCATAAAAAAAGCGCCCTCGCTTTGGAAAAAGGCGCTTTATCTCTCCCAAAACACTTAGTTATTTGTATTTGTATTTGGAATAGCATTTACGATAAGGATATTTCTTAATTAAAGCATTAACATTTGTTAACAAAAAAACACCCGCCGAAGCGGGGTTAATTTTAATAATTTAGTGTTTGACCAGCATAAATCAAATTAGGATTTGAGATACCATTCATTGAAACTAAGCTTTGAACTGTCGTTCCAAGACGACTGGCAATTGATGAAAGGTTATCGCCAGAGCGTACTGTGTAAGTTCGTGCTGTAGCCCCATATTGACCGCCTGTGAAGTGAATAACCTGACCAGTGTAAATCATATTCGGATTAGATAAACTGTTCTGACGAGCCAATTCTTGCCAGTTTGTACCCCAGTTTGATGCAATGCCACTAAGTGTATCACCTTGTTTTACAATATAACTTTTTGCGGGTGTCGTTGGCTGGCTTGTAGAAGCATCAATAGTTTCCACATCATGAACGGATAACCAGCTCATAATACCATCAAGCAAGACAGTATCTCCATTCTTCTGGATGATTTTATGTGGTTGACCTTTTACCCATTGAGGAATTGTTTCTCCTGTGGCATAATTCTTAGCGCCAAAGTTTACTTTAACCGTCATTCCAACTTCTACATCGTTTCCTTTAACTTCATTTGCTTCTTTACCATTTTCAATGGCTGGTGTAGCAGTATCGGGTTTAACTTCTTGGCCTTGCTGTTTTCCGTATCCATTATCTGTGATTCCTGTTAAATCAACATTTCCATCAAGTCCGCCAGCAACATAAGTTGATGTGAACTGGAATACTGAAATTCCGTCCATACTTGGGAAAAAGCTATAGTTTGGAACTGGTGTTACTTCATAATTTGGATATGCCGCAATCCAAAGTGAGTTAGGAAACTCTTTGATGATTTGCTTATAATTGACATTTTCCAAAGTGTACGGCTTGTAAGAATAATACATTGGAGTATATCCAGCCGCTTTTACTCGACGCATTCCGTAAAGAATCGCATCAGTATTTGCTTGCTTATCTCCACTTGCTCCACCTTCATAGTCCAAAGCTACAATAGAATTCTTTGGCGTTTGAATTTTTGGTAAATAGCGGTCAAGTGCTGCTTTTGCTACTTCTTGTGAACCTCCGACTTGATACCAAATGTAAGTATGTGCTCGTTTACCTTGAGCAATTGCCGATGCAACTTGCGTTGAATAAGTCGCTTGGTCTACAAAGGTTCCACCGTAAGTTCCTCCGATTTGGCTAAAAGCAAATTTATCATGAGCATAGCCAAAATTACCGTAAGTTCCGTTATATTTTGACCAGTCCACACCTTGGTCACCAACTGCGGCAAATACAGGTCCACTTGCTGCAACAACAAAGAAAGCTACCATTCCAATGGCAGCTTTTTTGATTACTTTTTTCATTTATTTTCCTCCGTATCATTTGGCTGATTATTATATTTGACAGCACTTACTCCAGCTAATGTTCCCAAGAATACCGTGAATGCATTCAAAGTGACAATAGCTAAATCAGTTTCACCCCAACCATAGGCTTTACCAATTACTCCGATAAAAACACTAAGAGCTGGCAAGGCTGTTAAAACAGCCCATTTGATGACGTTGTAAAACTTGTTGTTAAAAATCATTTTCTTTTCCCCCCTTATATCTTTCGTAAATTTCGTGAGCGTAGTGATTGCCCCCTAACTCTGTATATTCATCAAAAATACCACTGACAATTTGTAAGCCATAATCATGGTTAATTGCTTCTCCAAGCTCAACACGTTTAATGACTACTAAAAGCATTCTTAATTGCTCTTGCTGTTTCTTGGTCATTCTTCGATACATCCATCCGAAAATACCAGAAACTATAAGAAGGGCGGCCCAATTATCAATAACAAGTTTAAAAAATTGCCACCCTTCATGTACTAATGCATCCATACCCCCCTACTTTCTAATTCCGATAAAGTTTTACAATCATCATTGGACGAGTTGCGCCACCAGGACGTCCTCCTACATCACGTTTACCAAAGGTGTATTGTTGCCCTTTTTTGAGCCCGGAGTAGATAGCCTTTGCATGCATGGCCACAGCTTGAGTATTATGTCCATTAGTATATCCTGTTGCCTCAACATGCTGAGCTAATCCGGGGGGAGTAGTAATTCCGATTTCCCATTCTCCACCGCCATATCCCCAGCCATAATAAAAGAGTTCAACTTCTGCGTAACAGTCCCAAGGTGCAGCAAATGTGACTGCATCTCCACCACCTTTATTTGCAAAAAAGGCAATATAAGAATCCGCAAATTTTGGCATATCAACTACTTCACTAAATGTCTTCTTACCGGAAATTGTTTCATCTCCAGTTTTATGGACTACTTTTGAATCCAAGTCAGTAATTTGAAGTTGTAAATTTGTAGCTGGGTCAGTGCCTAATTTTCCTTTGAAATCATTAAACCATGCGACAAACTGGGCGGTGATATCTCCTGTGTTAAGTTTTCCGTGAGGACTAAAATATCCACAAACACTCTCATCAGCTCGCATATCCGTGATGTTTGCATTAGTAATCTGGGTACTATTTTTGGGAACAAGTATTTTAGCAATCTGTAGTTCAAAAATGCTATCTGTTCTGGTCACTGTTGTATCAGACTCTTTATATACAAAAAAAGCATCACGTTGTGACTTATTGAATTGAATGGCTACGCTATCCGTTCTGTCTTGCAATGTGCTTGCAATTGGAACGATAACTTCTTCATCCTTGCCATGAACATAGTTTCGCCCAAAGCTACTAAAAGCTTCTCCAGAACAAAATTTCACACGCATTCCCAAACTGGCGGATTCTGTAATCTGTAAACCAGTTCCAAAGTTTGCTGTCGCGACTACCCCTGGTTTAAACAATGTTGAGAAAAATTCCGCGAATTCATCAGAACTATATTCACGGTCACCGTTGTGGTCATCCCATGGGAAAGATCTTTCATTTGATGTCATTTATTCCTCCCTAAAATATCAAATATTGTGGGAGTTTCTTTGTCATAAATTAATTCCAAATACTCTCCCTTATCGTTATAAGTTTTTTTGGCTTGGGAAATAACAGCCGTTTTAGCTGCCCCATATCTTTTACTTGTCAATCTAACAGTATCACCTACGAAAAAATCACGCCCAAACTGTACTAACTTAGATGTCAAAACAAAATCACCATTTAAGGTGATGACTTCTTTTTTATCAGCTAAAGATTGGTTAGCTCTATCCTTTAACATGTTATTGTAGGTTGCTGACGGAATTGTAGTAGTTCCATCACTACTTTGCAAATCACGAGCATCTACGTATAATTCTCTTCGGGATAAACCTTTGATTGTTGGGTTTAGTACAATTTTTTTACGGTCACTGCCCTCTCCTTCTCCAAAGGCATAAGCTACTGTTTTTTTATCAAAAGTAGAATGTTCAAATTCTACCTCATTAAGGTTTTCATAACCGTCTGAATCATCAGAAAAGACAACCCATTTAGAGACATCTCTACCCTTAAAAAATTGAATTTGGTTGCTTACAACCCCTTTTGCTCCAACTTCTTTAAAACCAAAATTATAAGTTTCACACAATGTTTCAACTTGCTTTTTAACTTCACCATAAGAGTTTTGATAATCAATAGACTGTAGTCCCAAATCTGAAGCAATTGATAAAGTGAGATAATCTATTTTTCTATCTGCTCCATTATATGAGCCATTTATGTCTGAATAGTTTCCAGGGTTTATGATTTCTTGATTAATGTGGTCCCAAGCAATTAAAGCAGGACTTTTACTGGCAATATAGGTCCTGTCAATAATCCGACTATCATATTTACCAGCTAAAGACTTCCCGCAAACTTTTAACTTATCACTTGTACCTGAAACATCATCAACGTAATAGTAAACACCATCAAATTTAAAGACATTTTCTGGTTTGAAGATAGAGTTGTTTTCAAAGCTAAAGGGCACATCAAGTTCAAATGTGTTACATTTACCATAATTCTCGTAAATAATTAGGGACTCAAAGCCATCAAAAATTTTTGCTTTTGCGAAGTTGAAATCACCCAACCACTGATAAGTAAGTAAAATTCTTTGCATTTTAAACTCCTAATACTTTGGGACTAATTCTTACAGTACCAATCATATTTTCTGAACCGGAATCAGCCTGTAATTGGAAAAAGTTATTGCCTTTATCAAGTTGTAAGAAAATACTATCTTCATCCCAAAATTCAAGGTTATTTTTTTCTGTACCATCTCTCGTAGTCAGTAAGACTTCTTTTTCACCCCTAAGAGTGACAATTCTGATGGTTTCTCCAACTTTGTAAGTGTTCTCTAGTCTGAAATATTCTCCAGTTGTCACATTTAAAACTTTTGGATTGGTTACTTCACCATTGAATTCTAAAATAACAACCATCCCTACTGAGACATCGCCATCATTCACAATAGTTTGGATATTGTTTGAAGACCTTACCGCGAACGTGAATCCAGTTGATATCCTTAAAGGAAAAGTTAATTTTTTCTTTAAAGTAGATAAAGGAATAAGCTTATCAGCTTGGTTTTTATCTACCCAATAGGGATCAAGTGATAGAAAGTTAATACTATAAACTTGACTTAGGTTTGTTGATGATTTATTCATTGAAAATTTTTCGACCAACACATCCAGGTTATAAGCTCCTCCATTATCTGGGAAATAAGTAAGCGTTCCTGCTAATTTAGGATTAAAAATACTGGCAAGTTGTGTTTTTTTATTTTCTAAATCACTGGAATCACTGGCAATAAATTCCCCTTCAATTTCAATCTCCTTATCGTCAAGCTGTTGATTGATTAAGATAGAGCCATCCAACCCATACTGAGTTTGTTTGGTAATGACATTATCAACCTGAGCAAACCCTTTTTTTGAAGTAACTAAAAAAGGAGGTTGCTGTCCAAGAACAACTTGCTCCCCATTAGTATTTTTATATACAATTTGCATGATTAATTACCTCTAATTCTAAGTGTACGAAGCATATCTTTACCCTCTCTTTTGGCGTATTTAGACGCTGTACGTGCATCAATATTTTCTGGACTGTAGTTGTATTGGTTGAATATTAATCCATTACTACTTCCGCCAGAAGCATCACTGATACCCTTCCCGATTTGCCCAAGAACTTTCTCATTAAGCGGAAGAATCGCCTCACGACCCGCTTCACCACCAATCATAGGATTAATTCCATTGAATCCGAATAAAGTGGGACCGTCCATAATTCCGCCTTTTGCATAGAAATCAATTTTAGGCATTTTACCATGCTTTACCCAATCAATTGGATTAAGGCTGCCGCTAATATGAAGTGTTGGCACCTTTATGCCTCTAAATATAGCACCGATAGCATTTGGAATTCCTCTAAAGAAATCTGCAATTCTACCACCAATTCCACTGAAAAAACCTGCTATTTTACTCGGAATACCTGAAACAAAAGATACTGCATTGTTAAAGGCATTTCTTATATTGTTGCTCACATTATTGAAATATCCTCCAATAGCTGAACCAACACTACTAAAGAAACCTATAATTCTGCCCGGAATGGAACTAACAAAGCTTACTACAGCATTAAAAATATTTCTAATATTGTTACCAGCACTTGTAAAGAAACCACCTATAGCTGAACCAATACCGCTGAAGAATCCTGAAATATTACCAGGTATTGATTGGAAGAACGATACTACGCTATTCCATATATTTTGAGCGGTACTACCAGCATTTTGGAAGAACCCGATGATGCCTTGCCACAATCCAGAGAAGAATGAACTGATTGAAGTCCAAGCTGATTGTAACCAATTCATGAAGCCTTGCCAGATTTGTTGCCCTGTTGTGGTTTGGGTGAAGAAATAGATTAAACCAGCTACGAGGGCAGTGATTAAACCAATAATTATACCAATTGGATTTGCATTCATTGCTGCGTTTAAAAGCCATTGAGCAGCTGCCGATGCCTTTGTAACAGCAGTAGAAATTATTAAACTAGTTTTATATGCTGCAATAACAGCAACAATTCCCACGATAGCAGCCTTTAATACATCCATAGCTGGTCCGCTTTGTTGGAGTTGTGTTAGAAATCCTCCTATACTATTAATTGCATTAGTTGCATTATCAGCAAAACTTTTCACTGCGTCTGCTAAGCCCTTCATCATATCCTTAGACGAAGCTCCACCAGTGAAACTTTGCCACAGTTGACTGATAATATCTTTTACTGTACCAATTGCTATTTGAATAGAACTAAAAAGCTGTTTGAATGAATCAATCGCTCCGTTCTCTTTCAAACGAGCTTGGAAGTCACCAATAACCTCTTTTCCTTTATTAATCCAAGTGACAGCAGTATTAAATGCGCCTTCTACACCATTTCCAAATTGAGTAATAGCATTTGTCATGCCTCCTTTACCGAAAGCGTCAATGACATTATTTAAACCAGTGACAACCGAAGCTTGCATATTTCCGATTGCCCCTTCAAATGTCTGTGTGCTTTTAGCCGCTTCAACTGCAACTGGTTTATTTCCCAATTGCTCTATAGCCTGGTTAAATTCATCAGCAGTAATTTGTCCATTTTGCATGGCATCACGGAAATTACCAATATAAGCGCCATTGTCTTTCATAGCTTGTTGAAGCATACCAGACGCTCCAGGAATTGCGTCAGCTAATTGATTCCAGTTTTCAGTGGTAAGTTTACCTGCACCGGCTGTTTGAGTCATCACCATTGCAACTGATTTGAAAGTATCCGCATTTCCTCCAGCTACTGCATTCAGGTTACCAGCTGCGAGAGTCAAGCTTTGAAAATTTTTAATCCCATTTGCTGCTAGTTGAGCCCCAGTATTCGTGATGGTATTTAAATCATAGACCGTATCATCAGCATATTTTTTAAAAACGTTACGTGATCTATTGATATCTGCGTCTTTAAAACCTGCAAATTTCATCGTGGAAGTATATTTGTTAAGGGCATCGCTGGCATTCATGGCTTCTCCAGCATAAGAAGCGATTTTTTGGGCGCCTTTAACAACAAGCTCACCTATAGCAGTACCAATTGCGATAGTTGAGGCTTTAATTTTACTTCCAACGCTCTCCGCCTTCCCAGCAGTTTTATTTAATTCATTTTCTGCGCTACTTCCATCAATCGCAATTGTTCCTAAAATTTTGAACAATTCGTTCATTATTCTCCTCCTTCCCCATTAAAATTGATAAATTGACTCGCACGTTTAAGACGCTTGATTTCTTCATCTTTAGTCACTATTTCGCTTTTTTTCTTCTTGGACTGCCTTAACGACTTATAACCAAGGGCTTTTTTGAATTCCGCAAAACTTATGGTCATATCAGTATGAAGGTACTGTTGAAAAATTCGGTCTTCTTGCTCTTCAGATTGAGCGTAAAAATAAAAATCCACTGCTTTACTAAGAGAAAAGCTCTTAAGTAAAGCTAGTGGATTGCTATATCTTCTAAAAAATAAATCTTTGAATCTAAAATATCCGTCTGAACTATTTTCTAGGAAAGCATAGAGCCGAAAAAATCGGTAATTTGTCCATCTTTGAATATTGCTTTTACTCCATTCAAATAGTCAATCAAACGAACTTTATTGATTTCTTCAACGGTCATCCCTGTCAAATTGGCGAGAAGTTCATCAAGCTCATGTTTTACCGGCTTAAGATTTGTGATTGCTTTTTTGGCTAATTTTGCAAATATAGCAATTCCTTCTTTTTCAACATCAATGTCCGCAGATTGTGTGCGTCCTTCAAAGACAGCCGTCAATTCATCAATGATGTCAAGCTTTGCAAAAATACTAAGTAATTGTTCTAGGTCTCCACCGTTTAGTTCACGTAATTCTAAAGTCATTTTATTTTCCCTTTCAAAATGGTACTATGCTGGAGTGACAGTCAATGCAAGAGTTGCTGTTTTATCATTCGCTGTAGTAGCTTTAATAGTAGCTGTCCCGTCTTTAATAGCAGTTATTTTTCCTTTATTATCTACAGTAGCCACTAATGGATCGCTTGAAGTAAATGTCACTGTTTTATTAGTAGCATTTGCAGGAGCTACAGTTGCTGTTAAAGTTTCAGTCGCACCTGCTGCAAGACTAAGCGTCGTTTTATTCAATGTAATACCTGTTGCAATAATGGATGCCGTCGATGGGTAGAAGATACGGCAAGGCATTTCTCCTACCAACATTTGTTCAGGCGTGGCATGAGCAGTAAATTCAAGATCACTTGTCGCTTCTTCTTTGTCTTTTGTGTCAAGACCAAATGTACTTGTCACAAGACAATTATCAAGAACGACAATAATCTCTTTGTTCGTTCCACGTTGGAAACCATAAATTGCAATGTTGTCAATATAATCACCATCTTTTACCTGACGTTCAAATTCAATCACTTGATATCCATCTGGCGCTTCATCTTTAGTTGCAGCACGGGCTGTTCCACCAGAAATTAAAGCAATCGTTTCAGGGCTAAACTCCTTTAATTTAGAAGACATTTTGGCTGTGAAACTTTCCACAACCTCCAATCCTTTTACCGGTGTAATGTATGCACCATCGACTTCCATTAAACGTTTTTTAATTTCGATTTCTACTTTTGTTCCACCAGAGGTCGCACCAATCGGTGTACCTGTAAATCCTGTAGATTTATCATATGTTAAATCTCGAACAATAACGCCCGAATCGACAATAAAATTCTGTGGACTTTCGGGAGTAAACCCCACTTTTGGTAATGCCATTATAATTTTCTCCAGTCTATTGTAATTTCCAACTGCAATGAACGCCTAAGCAGTTCATCTTGACTTGTTGGAATATTATTTGCTCGAACATACTTCCAATTCGCGCCAAAATATTCATTAAGGTCACGCTTGTAAGCAAGTTCTTGTTTAATCTTTGTCTCAATCAAAAAGATGTTTTCATAACTTGGGTTTAAGTCGAAAATATCTAAGTCAATCGAAACAGTTTCTTGGTTTCTATCTTCTTCAAAGCTCGTATCAATATCAAAAGTACAATAAGGATAGGTTACTTTTCCACTATTATTCTTAGAATAGTATGTTTCTGAATGGATTTCTTGAAGAAGAGTAGTAATATAAGCTATGAGTTTATCCATTACAAATTCCTCATTTCTGCATTGATAATTGATTTGATATTTTTCTTGTTTGCTCTAAAAGCATCACGCAAGAATTTCTTAGGTTTGCTCCCTCGTGTAAAGTGTACTTTTCCGTCAGGTCCTTCATAGACCCAACCGCCTTTTCTTCCAGCACCGTTTTCTGCAAATTCTCCTGTTCCGAATTCTTGATAAACAGCATACTGTAGATTACTTCCAACTTTAGCAACAAGTTTTCCGCCAGAATTATCAATTGTCCTTGAAATACTTCTTCTTAGCTCACCAGATTCGACAGGCGCTCTATCTTTAACTTCTCCGACCATATGAATGCTTGCTGCTTCAAGGGCACGTTCTGCCGCTTGCATAATGACTTTAGTGACTCCATCAACATTCGTTTCAATTTCAAAATCATTTTTAGCCATTATCTTACTCCTTTTTGAAGGTCAGATAAATTTCAAGATGATGGTGAATACCCATTGGATCATCAACATAAGTGATTGAATAGGTATTTCCTTGTTCATCAACTAATTCCATGTCTTCGGTTATTCCACTGACATATTGAGGGATAATCGCATAGTGAGTCGATTCTTTAATGAATGCATTCTGATTTACTGCCTGATCGGTTCCGGAGGCTAAGTCGATATAGCCTTTAACTGTTGTGAAGTCTTCAAAATCAAATTTAAAACCACCGATTCCGTCAGGGGTTCGATTTTTTTTTTGTATCAAAAGAGTTTGAGGTGCATACATCTTACCACCTCATTTTCTTATATTTTTTCAGAAAGCCAAATAAACTGGCTGGATATCCATTGATTGATTCACTCGAATTCATGTCATAGTAAGTGATGTTCATTCGAGCAATGCTTTCAGACTTGATACCAAGCTTATCCCCCATAGTTACATCATACTGGAGCAATTTTTTGACCCCCTCAACAATGTCAGGAGGGTAGGATATCTTAGTGATAAAAGCACTTTGAAAGTTGCCGTTAAACAACTCCGCATCTTTAAGCTTGATTGTCTTGTCGTTGATTTCTTCAATCACATACAAGCCATCATTCACGCCCATATCCTGATTTAATCCTGAACCCGTCTGACTCCAGGTATTACTGATTTCAATTGTTTCACCAACACGAAGAAAAGAAAGCGTGTCATTGAACCATAAAGTATTTTCATCGGTTACTTTGAACTGATAAAATCTAACGTTCAAGTTTTGAAACTTATTATGCGTTAGAGCACGAATAGACTGCTCTAATCCATCGAGCGTTTCTTGAGTAATACTAGGGTTGATTTTTTGTGCTTCATCTAGCGTGATAATCATAATTAACCTCCCACTAAAGCGAGCAAGTTAGCTTTTACCATTGAGCTGGTGTAAGCTATCCCTTTCTGGTCAAGATAACTCTTGATTTCGTTTACTGTCCAGCTATTATCTGGGATAGCCCCTTTCTCCGGGGCATCATCGGGGTTTAGGGGCAGTTGCTTTCAAGACAGCTTTCTTGTTGTCTTCAAGCATGAATTGACCACCTTTAGCATGAGCTTGGAGTGCTTTACCGTCAAAGGCTTCTGAATCAATTGTACGAGCTGTAGCAATACCAACAAATGGAACAGCAACTTGATCAGCAGCAAAATAAGCAACTTCGCCTGAAACAAAGTATTTATCAGGAGTTTCTTCAAGTTTGAACCCTTTATATTTCGGAACAGTGTTATTATCAAGACTGACAGTTGCACCTTTTAGTGAAGTTGCATTAGTCAAATCAACAACTGCTTGGTATAAATCAGGAACAAGGTAGGCTGTTTTATCTGCATCGATTTCATTATTAGTGAATTCTTTTGCAGCAGCATTGAACAAAGCATTGATATTTTCTTCTGTGTATTTGCTATTGGCATCTATCATTGCAAGTGTTTTGCTTGCGTTATCAGACAAGAATTTACCGTTCTTTTGGTTCATGTAACGAGTTTGAGCAATTGATTGAGCTTCCAAACGGTCAGCTACTGCATCGTCAAGTCCAGCGTTTACTGTGGCAATATCAATTCCTTCATGAATTACCAATTCATAGCTGAAATCAACATCAGTATCAGCATAAATAACCTCAGTACGGTTACCAAAACGTGAAGAGTTTCCAGTTCCAGTTCCAAAACCTACATTAGCGTCTTTGCTGTAAGTTCCAATTACTACTGGTGTAGCATTAGTTTTTACAGAAAAGGCTTTGGTGTTAAATGTGATCCCGTCAACTGTTTGAATTGGAGCAAATGCACCAGAGAATGCGGATTTAGCGTTGAATACTGCGGCAAGAATACCTTTATATTGTGGTTCATAACGACGTGCGTTTAGTTGGTTGTTATTAGTTGTCATATTTTTTTACCTCTCTTATTTCCCTTGTGGAACATATTTTGCGACTTTATCAGCAAATGGATCAGGTTTTTCTTCGTCATCTTCTTTATCATCTGGCGAATCAATTTTTTTAAGGCCTTCTGTAAGGTCTTGCAGTGCTTTACCTACATTTGCGTCATCTTCTTTATCAATGGCCTCTGCTAGTCCAGCGATAAGTTTGTCAATTCCAGCTTCCTTAAGCTGTGCAACCGTAATCGGTTGTTTTTCTTTGTCTTCCAAAGTGATTCCTCCTATTGGTTATATTTGGCAATTTTTTCTGAGAACGGGTCAAAATCTACATTTTTACCGTCTTTAGGGATGTTATCCAGAGGAGTCCAGCCCTTATGATCTTTTGGAGGTTCAGGGGCCTCAAAGTATTTTGGATAGCTTTCTTTCAATTCATTGAGCTTGTCATCGAAGTTAGTAAACTCTCCATCTTCTCCAACTTCTAAATCTTCTCCACCACGCATTTTATAGTTGAGAATATAGTCAATGTCATTAACACCAGCTTTAGTCAGCAATTTTTCAAGCTTAGTAGTACGCTTGATTGAGCTATTTTCTCTTGTCAGTGTTTCAACTTGACCTTGAAGTTCTTCAAGTTTTTCTAACTCAGATTGATTAGACTCTAAAGTTTTTTGAACTTCTTCGGCAGCAGCTTCAAGTTCAGTAATTCTTTCATTACTTTCATCGAGTTGCTCTTTGGCTTCATCTCGTTGTTGAACAGCCTTGTTATAGCGTTCTTCAAGATTCTGTTCAGAAGTTAGATAGAACTTATTTTCTTCCATTCCTGCAGTAATGGACGCCACTTGCTCATCATCTAACCCAAGAGATTTTAAATACTCTTCAAATGTCATTTTCTTCCTCCTCACACCTACGCTTTTATACGAGGTCGCTCTCACGATGCTTGCACTTTTTACGACGTGTCTAGTCGAATTTGAACAGTTTTATGCCATGTTCAGGGCATAAGAAAAGCGCCTGTCAGTGACAAACGCTTTATTTGAGTATAAAAATAGTACTCAATCTCTATGGCTGTATGCTTTAGAAAATTATATTTTCCCATACATCTTTTGGTATTTCTTCAATAGGTTCGTTTTTAGATATAGCGTTATCGACTGCTGATTTCATTTTATCAAACCCTTTACTTTCAATGTATTCTGCGCTGTCGCTAAGTGGATCCCAAAATCCTATAATTCTAGTTGGAAAAGGTATCTTAAAATGCTGTTCATACTTATCTTCTAAAAGTTTAAACTTATCCATATATTATCCTTTCAATATCATGCCGATTACAAAGTTAAGATATTCTGGGTCATCAGATATCTTTTTCCTAACTACTTCTGAAATTCTGCTTTCATGAGAAAAAACTTTCCCATTACCAGGTTCAAATAAGCACTCTAATCCTGTACTAAAAACTTCTGTGGCATTAGAATAGGTTTTACCAATATATGGTGTTATGAAATTATCTTTTTTGGTTCTTTCCCTGACATTATAATAATAAATAGAGTTTCTAATTGGTTGTTCTTCTTCGCCTTTTGTTCGATAAGAAAGAAATTCCTTAGATAATCTCATCGCATTAGGATTGAAGTGTTCAACGTAGTGACCAATCTCATGGAAACTAGCAGTTGCGTTGTCACTAATCATGATACTTACACCATTATCAACGACACCGCTTTTCCATGTCTTTCCCTTTAAACCAGCTTCACTGAAAAATCCGCGGTCTAATTTTTTGGTAAAGATGGTTTTTCCATTTTGATGAGCATATTCTGCCCATTCTTTTGGATAAAATGCAAAAGCATCATTAATCCTTGTTTTTGTTTCTTTTGAAGAACCTTTTTCCCATCCATCTTTTGGAACGGTACCGCCAATCTCTCTAAAGTTAGAAAAGATATCTTTAAGTGCCTGTTTATCGCCAAGTTTACTAGCTACATCAAATTTAGAATTTACTAATGAGCCTATTGAAATTAAATTCTCATGACTTGCAGTATTAATGTCAATAGAATCAATATATTTTTTAATTGATTTAATATCTGTATATTCATTAGATACCTTACCAAGAGAATCATCAGTTTCACCACTATTTTTCTTGCCTTGTTCCTTCAACCAATCATCATAACTCTTCCATTCGCCAACTTTACCAGTGATATTATTGCGCCGAACCGTTGGCATAATACCGTGTACAATAGGACGGGTTGTACATCGGCAGTTAATATCTTCACTTGGCACACCCACTTGATGTGGACCCAATGCATCATATCCACCAACTTGAAACATCTTATCAACTTCTCGAATCTGTCCATCAACATGCTGATGGTCTTCACGAGTATGACCGTCTAAGGTAGCAAGCCACATTTTTTTAAGGTCTATTCCTTTACCTGTGGCTTCTTTATATGCTTTTTGAGTGGAAATACTGCTTACTCGTCCGCTTTCAGTTCTAGCAATCCTTACCGCTCGCTTATAACTAGCTTGCGTTTCAGTTGAAATATCTCTAGCGATATCCGCATAAGCTTTACCTTGCATGAATCCACGAGAAATGGCATTATTTGAAGCTTTGGCCAACTGATTAACGTTATCTTCCAAACGTTTTGAAAGTCGCTTACCTGCGACTGGTTGCTCCATAATCGTTTCCAAGTAATGAGGGTCTAAAACATCAAAGTCAAGAAGAATGTTATTGCTTTGTTCTAGTTCGTACCACACACTATTATATGCATCAGTCCCTTGTTTTACAATGTGTGCCTTAATAGATTGCCTTACATTTATTCCAAGCTCTCCAATCAAGTTATTAATGACATTTGCGACATTCAATAATCGCTCGACTTGAAGCTGCTCTGAAAAGCTCATTTTGTCATAAAGTTCAAGCCAAGTTTTGAGTTGTACTTTTAAGTCTTTGAGGTACTTCCGGTAGAAACTCGCTAAGTCGTTGCTTAGATTAGCTAAATCCTTTTCAGAATCAGGCATCCCTGCTTTGAGTGCTTTTTTGAAGTTCTTTAATGCTTGTTGTTTTTCATCCATAAGATTATACCGTTGCTTGAGTCACATCTTTGTAATCAGAAGTAGAAAGTTTTTCTTTCACTTCTTCCCAATTTAACTCAAACTCTTCACAGATAAGCTTTAAGGTTTCATCATCGCCGATAACGGGAGCGGCAGCAAGTATTGCGTTGATATTTGCTACTTTTGTATCAGCTTTAACTTTTTCATTATTAGCAAGGTCATTTTCATTGACCAGCATTTTACGAGTAATGACAAACTCAACTTGATTGCTTTTGTAGGATGTGTTATTTTTTCGATTAATATCCGCAATGACTAAATCAAGCGACCATTTCAAGAAAGCTCTCAACCGAACCTCTGTCTTATTGGCTTTCATGTCTAGTCTTGTGTATCGTGACTTAATAACAACGTTCGTCACATTGCCATCACCGACTTGCGAGCTATCAAAACCAAAGCCAAAACGATAGATATTTTCGCTATCAATCTCCATTTTAGTCTTACGACCTTCAACAGGAATATTGACAACTTTTACATCAATTCCGCCATCATCTCCAACTCCTACAACTTTTTTATTCCGCAGGTTCATTTGGAGTTTATCTAAAGAGTCACCTTCAAATCCTCTAACCACATAAATGGCATCAGAGAAAGACTGTAAGTTGTTTGATAGATAAGAATTCATCAAGTCATAGTCATCAATAAGCGCTTTGATTGGTTCTAAATCTGTTCGTTCCTGCTGATTGTTCTGGTAACGATAGAGCGGGATAGTGTCGTATGAACGACCGCCAATCTCCTCTCCATTAGTTCCAAGAATATGAGGCTGTGAACCGATATATTCATAATTATCTTTTTCAGAAGCTTCAAAGATCATGACTTCTTTATCATCATATAGTTCAGCAGTCTTAATTGTTACCACCTTACCGTCTTTGACGATGTCATTTGAGTAGTAACGAAGGACTTTTTTAACGACATTAAAATCATCATAAATAGGAATAATTTTTAATCCGTCTAAAACTTGAAAGACAATGACATCATCAGGAGTAGTCCGAGGATAAACATATTCAAAGCCTTTCTGACTTCCGTTTGTCAGTAAGTCATTAAGGAACAATTGAAAGTCTTCGTTATAATAATCTTCAAGGTACTTAGCCAGCTGGTCATCATCACATTCGATTTCAACTGGATTTGATAAAAGATATTGGACTTTCTGGTCAATCAATTCATTTAAGAAAGCATTGGGAATTTTGATATTTGTAGCGTACTTATCTTCTTTCAGATTATTATTATCATCAATATAAAAAATTCGATTGTCTAAAATATCATGTTTGTAGTTATAGTAATCTACACCTTGTTGAGCAAGTTTCTTTTTATCGTCTTTTAAATCAGCCTGAATCGCATTTTTAATTCCGGAAGCAATAATTTTTGGGTCTTTGCTTAGTAGTACATTAGTTGCCATTATACTAACCAACCTCCTTTACTTTTAGTCTGTCTAATTAAACTTGCTGCACTATCTGGCGCATCATCGTGTTCGGCATTCTCTGTATAATCCAATACCTGAGCCATATAATCTGGATCAGTAGTATCAAGCCATTGAATGTTGGACCACTCCGCTCTCAAATAGGTAGCAATCTTAATAAATTTATTTTGTGATTCGTGATATTCTTTGACTGGAATGCCACGTTTTTTAATTTCTTTAGCAAGATAACCTTTATCCCCATTGTTTTCAACATGGATGGTTCCAAGCTTCAATTCCTTGTGGATAAGCTCAATCTCATTCAAGCAATCATCAACATGCTTGTCCCATTTCTTGCCAAACATCACATTATCTTTTTTAGCAGTGTAAACAGTTGAGTCACTCCCACCATAAGCCGCATCAATGTGCGCTGTTCCATTGGCTATTTTGCTAACGTCAGCAATATAGGTTGGAGCGCTAAACATGGCATCTTTATCAGCAATATGTTTCAGTTCATAGTTAGCAGCGAATAAGCTGGGTATCATGGCCTGCCTCAAATGTTCTAACTGTTCTTTACTAATCAAACCTGTTTCGTAACAGTCGTATCTTCTGACATTTGGCATCTTAGAAATCGCATCTTCCTTGTGCCAAGGAGTTCCAGTATTAATGAAACGTCCACCACGATTCTTCACGTTCTGCAATTCCTGATACTGTGTTTTAGTACGCTCACGTTCTGCACGACTTACACGGTCTTTCAGATTGACAATGTCATCAGTGATAACAATGTCCGCATGCTTACCAGTAATGCTGGCACCAATCCCTAAAGCAAGAAGTTGAGAAGTCCCCTTATTACTTTCTTTTAGATTAGTATCAATCTCAGTCGTTGTTGCTTTCAATAAGATGACTGACTTGCCCCACAAAGCTTCTGAGAAAGCTTGAAAGATGTCTGACTGTAATAACTTCTGAACCTGCAAGACAATTTCCATAACGTCCGTGTCGGTTTTACGCATAAAGATGATGGTTTGATTTGGAAACATGACCAATAGAATCGCAATAGCAATTGAAAGACAAGTCGTTTTATATGACCCACGATGAGCCAGAAGTGTTTCGTCTTCCTCAGAAAATAAAAAAGACTTGATCCATTCGTTATGAATGTCTTCTAAGTCTTCAAATCCACTCTCTATTCCAAACTGAACAGGATGATTAAGAACTAGGTCCATGAAAAAATCAAAATCATTCTTCATCTTTTATCCGTTCTTTTATCCGTTCTTGTATCTCTTTGCTTCTTTGACTAATGTTTATAGTATTAGTAACTTCTTGCTTTTCAACAATTGTTACACCTCCCAAACCTAAAATCATTTTCCAAGCATCAAGTCTGACTCGTTCATTTTCTCCATATCGAGCCAATTCAAGAATACCTGCAGCAGCTTCACCCATATTGTCCGCAAGATATTTCTGGACTATTTCAGCGAAACTTTCTGTCAAACTATAATCATTTATGATTTTGGTTACTGTGGTTTGAGAAAGTGAAGCAATTTTCGCTATTTCACGAACCGTTTTTCTTTCTACATTACGCATGATTAATACACTTGATATAATCTTTGGGTCTGTATAATATTTACTGGTTGCTCCATTTTGCTTCATATTTTCTAACCTCCAATCACCACAAAAAGCTTGCCATTTCTGACAAACTTTTCTTTTTTTCTCAATTTCTTGATGATACTATTATCTCATTAAAAAACGGGGGTGATGTTCCGTTGTTGTGTCATCGTTGATTCACGGATGTGTCAAGTTTTTAGGCATTGAACCCAGACCAACGGTAAATGGCTTCTTTTAACCCTCGATATTCTCTATATATTGCACTTCTGCTCATACGATATTTCTGTTCAATCTCAAATTGAAATAAATCATCTCGCCAACGAGCTTCACAAACATTACGTGCATTTTTAAATTGACTACTATTTATCCATGCTTCTACTTGATATTTCTCATGCTCGAGTTGGAGTATCAAAGCATCATCTCTAATCTTTTCCCTTAACAGTAACGCTTGTTCTTCTTCTGAACCTCCACTATATGCTGTTCTGATTCCTAGATTATCAATTTTAGACTTGTAGGTTAATTGTTCAATTCGAGCCTCGATTCTTTTATCGATATTTCCATTGACATAATCACGTATTAATCTATCCAATTTGTCTATTTTCGGCATTTCTACTCCTCTCAAATATGATATAATATAGACAGATAATCCTTTAATTGAGCCCGTTCCCAGCGGGCTTTTTTTGTTTATTTTTCAAGGCTTTTTAATCGTAAATAGTTCGAGCATTGAGTTTCTGATAATCCTAGATTAGCAGCCATATCTTTTACAGATTTATACTGCCATTTTTCAGGGAACACGTTCTCAGACTCATCAAGGTCTGAGCGGTTGAAATCTTGTGAATGGAATTTTTTACTCCAATAATCTTTCAACTCAATTCCGCATCTTTCACAAGTGATAGTCCCATAAATATCAACTGGGAAATCCCACTTATGCTTGAACAGCTTACACATTAGCTTCATTGGTCGTCCTCCTCAAATACTGATTGCAAATATTCATCCGAATATGGACACCAACCTTCGTCATCAGTCATTTCTTTTTTAAGTTGATTCCAGTTTGAAAACTGACCAATAATAGAATCATTGTCTCCGCATGTATCACAATAAACTTCAACTTCTCTTAATTCTTCTTCTGGAGTATCTTCTGGCATCAGATAAAATCCTCCGCCCAAATGGTCTTCAACTACCCAATATTTTTTCATTCAATTCCTCCCCGCCAGTCATTGACCAGCGATATTAGTTTGTCGGTCATTTTTCGCACTCGTCAAATAAACTCATCTGTTCTTTCTTTTCTTCTATGAGTGGAATCCAGTCAGGAAATTTACTTTCAATATGTTCAATTGCCTGTTCCGTCCATTCATGAATCCCTAAAAATTCCATTGCATCTTTGCTGTGAGGGATAACATTTATCTCTGAGAAACCAATCGGATTATTAGCACTGTTTTGAATGAAATAAACTTGCTTCACGGCCATTTCCAATGCATCACCATGAATGATTACACCATTCATCCCTCGGATTGCAAAGGCATGAATCAAGAATGAAATAGCTTCATCCGATAATTCTAATGCCTGGTACCAATAGTTACTCGGCAAATAGTTAAAAAAGTCTGCATTCATTCGATCATTTTGCCATTTTTGGATAATTAGAGTTCCTGTTCCTGCTCCAGTTAAATCAGTACCTCCAGAACCACCTACAAGCAACGCTGTGAGCTTACCAAGTTCATCTGGTGTATAATGCTGCCCTTTTGCTGAAACAGCTGAATGAGCCATAAAATAGTCTCTAAAGAAATCAATGCCCATGTCATGGTGGATATTTAAGATTTTAGAATAAAATTCTTCACGTCCTTTTTTATCAAAAACAAGTTCTTGAATTCGATTTGTGAAATTCATATGTTCATCAACATTGAGCATGTCATAGAATTGTTGTTCAGTAATTGTCATCTATCCCCTCCACCACTTTCACTAAATCAGTCATCATCCCCTCCAATCGCTGCGAGTGCTTTTTCTAAATCAGGCAAAATCCAGTCTGTTTGAATAGTTCCTAAATGCCCATCATGTTTAATCGTTCCAATAACATGCTCGATATACTTTTTCAAAGTTTTGTTATCTGATTTTAGTTTTGCAACAGCTTCAATAATTAGATCAAGTAATTTATTGTCTTCTTTATCTGCTTTATAAGATTCTTCAATATATTTTTTAGCAGCATCAATCTCTTTTTGTAGTTTCTGATTTTCAAGTTCTGCTTGTAAAATTTTTGAATTAAAATCTTTAAGCTCTTCTACTCGAATTTCTTGGAGCTTTTCAGCTGAAAATTTGTCAGTGGTGACAGGAGCTTTATATAACGGAACGGCATTGTTTTCCCATTCCTCCATCGCTGCTTGAACTTCTGATGATGTACCATTATGAGCTTCTAAAAATGCAATATCATCACTCCAAATTTCCCCTCTTATCATCCAATAATCAGGTTCATTTGGTTTATCACAGCCATAACATGTTGTTTCCTTCATCATTTTTTCACACCTCCCCAGTGCTACCAAAGTATTTACTCGTTATCTCTTTCCATACTTTGCACCTTTTTATATTATTTATTGCGCTTTTAGTAACTCCAAACATCAATGATATTTCATAAAGTCCATGCTTAATGTCTTTATAAATTAAATCTTTCATTTACTATCTTTCTAGCTTTTAATGCTTATCACTTGAACCAAATCCTCCGGTACGCTTTCCATTTGCGTTGTCATCGTCTGTTTTAAGGTATTTGACAAATACCCCTTGCATTATTCTTTGACCTTTAAAAATGGTTACAGGCTCTTTTGAGATGTTCATAAATAAGCCTTTAAATTCTTGCGGATAGTAATCTGAATCGATAATCCCTACTGAATTAATCAATGCAATGCCACGTTTAACTGGATTGCTTGAGCGGTCGTATAATTTCAATACTTCATCATCACCAAGTTGAACAGCTAGCCCAGTGCTTACCTTTTTAATTTCATCAGGTTGAATCGTAACTGTTTCACTTGCTGAAATGTCATATCCTGCGCTATGTTTTGTCGCTCGTTCTGGAATAGTCGCATTTTCGTTTAGTTTTTTAAATCCTCTTGTCATTCTCCATCCTCCACAGGCACAGCAAACTGCCAGTAACGCTCATCAATTGACTTGATTTCTTGTTCTGTTAATTTTAATGCATAATCTTTCCCTTTTGTAAATTCTAAGATTATTCCACTTTCCGCTTTTGATACGAAGGTTGAATCGCTAGTTGAATCGCTTAATCCAAAAACTTTTGGTAAGTCAATATAGAACAGCTGCGGTTTTTCTACTTGATAGCCGTCTAGCCATGCACGCATATAATCTTCTTGGTATTCAGAAATCCAAAATACAATATTTTGTAGTTTTTCTTCTGTAAATCCAGTTTCTCCGTATGTTTCTGGATTTTTTAGTGGTTTAAGGCCTTTAGTTTTTAATATTTCTATCCACTCAGCAACAAACTCAGGCACGACTGGCAGGGCTTGCTGTTGGAGTCGGGATTTTAAATTGACGATTTCTTCATCTGCTTGTGCTATTAACGTTTTAACATGAACAGCCGTATAATATTTAGTATCTCCAACAGGGTGCTGAATTGTTTTTATTGGCAACTTTTCCAATTTCTCTTCAAACTTAGTCATTTTCATTTCTCCAATTCTGTTCCAATATATTTTGCCGAAAGAAACCAATCAAGTTTTGGAAAATTTTCTTCTAGCAAAACATTCCAATTAGTCACACTGCAATTAAAACCGCTCCGTGACTTTCTGACCTGTACTGGAGTTGTAACTTGCATAAATCCCGACATATCAAATCCAACTAACCATTGGATCCTTTTCCCTTTTTGATAGAAACCACTTTTCAAATCTTTTTCCTTAACAAAAGATATTAATTCGTTCGCTGTTTCAAACTTAGTCATTTGCTGTTCCTATAATCCTAATTCTTCTTTTCTTAAGTTTTCGATTGCCATTTGCGCTCTGATATTTCTTCGCAACCTACGTTCTTCTTTTGTTTCGTGCTTTCTACGTTCTTTTTCTTCTGTTTCAATAAATTCTTCTTCTGATGAGATTGAAGACAATGGAAATCTTTTTCTAGTTTCTGCTTCGTTTAAAATCGCATGTTTTCTTGTTTTTCTGTAATCAAAAGCGTGCTTACCAACTTGGATATATGAATATACGTTATTTTTGCTAATATTTAAAAATTGGGAAATTTCTCGAGCAGTTCCTGTCATTATGAATTCCCCTTTGTCATAATAATCATAAACAGAAGCTGGAAGTTTGCGCCCTTCTTTTTTCTTTTGTTCTATAAGCTCTTTAGTTTTTTCTTTATTTAAAATAGCGTGCTTATATTTATGGTTAGCTTTTTTAGGGTCTTTCCCATTCTTTATCCATAATGAGATAGAGTTGCGGGAAAGATCAAAGTAATCGGCTATCTCGTCAATTGTTCCGGTTGCTTTTTTTTCGCCTTCAATATAAGCATCAAAGACTTTAACTACCATTTTTTTCTCCTAATTTTTTAATTCTTTCGTGAAACTCAGCTTGCATTTCCTGATTAAACTTGCTTTGGCTATCTAATTCAAATTCTTTTTTGTTTTGCTCACTCGATATATTTTGACTAGCAAGTTTACTGATTCGCCTAGCTTCATTTTTTGTGTCGTAATATCCCATATTTAACACCTCATATTTTAGCTTCTAAGCGCTTTTGTCTAGTTCGTGATAAATTATCCATGAAATGGTTTAAGCGCTCAATGTAACCGTAATTTTCATGAATTAGAGCTATTACAGTTCTATTTGTTGCATTTTTTACACTTCATCTCATCCCTCACTTCACAACTCTGTCAAAGAGTTCACATGCATGGTATCTTCCATTTATTTTTACAATTCTAAAATCATCACGCTTAACTGATTTTTTAGTGAACTGGTCTTTTTCAACCTTTATGTATTTGTCAGTAACTTCGATAACTTTTAAGAATTTTGTGTCGCGGAAGCATATTTTATCTCCACGCCTTATTTCATTTTTGCTGAACATATTACTACCTCATATTTTAGCTTCTAAGCGCTTTTAGCTTGTTCGTGATAAATTATCCATGAAATGGTTTAAGCGCTCAATGTAACCGTAATTTTCATGAATTAGAGCTATTACAGTTCTATTTGTTTATCTTTGGTCAATTCTTCAAGTGTTTTGTATAACTCTTTCCACTTCATTTGCTTTGAATGGTTGTATTTATTGCAAATATCTAAGTAAAGCTTAGAGAGTTCGTGATTGTGCTTAGTTCGACCGCTGATTTTCACAGACAATTCTTTGTGGTTAGCGTTGAAATTATTATTTCTTGCCAATCCATACAGCTTTTTCAAAGTGACAAAATTTGTTTTAATCATTCTTACACCTCTGTAATTTCAATTTCTATTCTGTTTTTCTCGTCATTAACCTTTTTAGCTTCAAGCCATACAATCTGGCTGTCGTCACTGTAATAACGCAACTTAGTCATATAATCTTGTAAGTTCTTCATAAGATTGTCTAAGTCAGGTCTGCTTGTTTTCCATTGCCACCAACGCTTTTTTTGCTTGATAGCGTAGAAAAAAGTAACGGATAGCTTCAAAGGAACGTTTTTTTCAAAGCACTCTTTCGGTTTATTTTTCATGAGTTGAGCTTTAAGACTGTAGTTGTTTGTTCCTCTACGGTCATAGAATTGAAGTTTCCCTTTCACTTTTTTTATGCCTTTTTGTTGCTGGGTAGTTGGCATTTTATCCAATTCAAATTCAAACTTCACTTGCTTCTCCAAATCTAACAATTGCAGGCATCTGAGCCATGCGATTAAGAATAAAAATAATCTCATGCTCAGATTTCTCTGCCAGCTTCTGCTTTTTAATTCTTCCGAGTGGGTAATGTTCGTTTTCCCACTGCTCAATGATCATTGTTTTCATTGCTTCTCCTAGAATGGCAATTGACTAACACGCTTATCTTTAATGTTTTCAAAATTGAATGCTTTTTTTCCAATACCTCTGAACAAACGGCTATATGTCCTGTTATGATATTTTTTTCTTATTTCATCACTTTTTAGATTAGTGGTAATAATAGTCTTAGTCCTTGCATCCAAAACTTCTGTCAGTAAAGACATCGACCATTCTGTTATTTTCTCGCTTCCAATATCATCAATAACTAATAAGTCAGTATTTCTAAAAACTTCCATGAAGTATTCAGTTGAATAAAAGCTGTCTTTATTATCAAAACTATCTTTGATTAAGTGAAGAACCTCTGACCAACTTGCAAAAATAACGGTTAAATCAGTATGTTGCAAACAATCTTTTAAGATGCTCATGGCTAGGTGACTTTTCCCTGTTCCTGCTGGCCCGCTTACTACAGTATTTCCCTCACCGCCAGTATAATAATATTCAGATACTTCTTTTGCGAACGCCAAAGCTCTCTTTTCTTCGTCAGTTACTGCATTAAAATTTTCAAAACTTGCTTTTTTTATTGTCATATCTCTCACAATGCTATTGCGATTAAGCCTTTTGATAAACTCAGCTTTTTTCCTACGTTTAATCACTTCTTCAGTCTCGCGATAGACAACATCGGCATAACCACAGTTCATAATCAAAAAAGGTTCATGTCCACTCAATGCTGTTTTTTCGTTATTATCAAATTTATTTTTCTCTTTAAGATATTCGTAGAATTTAGAATAACTTTTTGAAACTTCATCGCTAGTCATCTTATTATCCGAAATGAATTTTTCTATTTCTGGATGGCTTGTTACATCATTTGCCATTGACCTAAATTTATTCATATCAACAAATTTTCCAATAACATCTCCGATACTTTCCATTTCTTCCTCCTAAAATGGCAATCCAAGATCATCATAAGGCTGTGCTTGTTCTTGGCGCATTGGTGTCTGGTTAAGGTAATTATCAAACTTCGTTCCGAATAAAGTTGACGGCTGTAAATATTTTTCTGCTGGTTGACCGTTTATTGTTTTACCTGTCCAGTCAGCAACTTTATTATCAACGACCTTCTTAAAGTCATCTAGTTTATAATCCTCATTCCACCTCGCTTTGATAAAACGTTTGTGAGCTTCAGTAGTTTTAAAACTTCGCCCTGCTTTTTCATTCAAGTAAGAAATGATTTCAGAATAAGGAATAACATCGTCAGATTTATCTGACATATTATTACTCTTACCTATACTATCCTTACCTAACCTAACCTTACCTATCCTATCCTGTGCGGACATTTGGTTGTCATTTGGTTGCGGAATGGTTGACACTTGGTTGCCAAGTAGATAAGACCCTTTGCTATCAAGAGATAACAGCATTTTTTCTTCTGTATATATTGTTGGTTTTTGTCTATCTTTTCTTATTTTGTTGTTCAAATTCCAATCTTTAACAACTGTGACTCCACTCGGAAATGCAATGATAAATCCTTTGGCTTCCAAAAGTTTCAAATCATCATTATTTGAACCGTATGCTCTGCTTAACATTTTTGCATTACCAATAAATCCTTCGTCATCAGCTTCCATTCCTAAATGAAAGTATAAAAGCTGACTTGATGACGGCATATCAACGAATAAGTCACTCGTTGTTACTTCTTTACTAAACATTCTTCTTTGAGCCACGAATGCCCCTTTCTTCTATATTTATTTCAAGTTTTATTTTTCAAATTAAAAGCTGGCGATGAGTGGTTATGTGTAAACACTAAATACTCATTGACTTTACGGCTCGTTCCGCCACCCTCCAGCACTAACTTAGTTAGAATGGTAGGTCTTCATCGTTGATTTCCATCGGAGCACCTCCAAAGTTTGGATCAGGTTGTTGGGCTCTTTGTTGAGCTGATTGTTGTTGATTTTGATAATTACCTTGAGGTTGTCTTTGGTAGTTACCTTGGTTATGTTGCTGTTGTTGACCTTGGCTTCTACTTTCAAGAAGTTGGAAACTATCTGCAACAACTTCAGTAACATAAACACGCTGTCCTTGTTGGTTTTCATAGTTGCGAGTTTGAATGCGCCCTGTAATGCCAATGAGTGCGCCTTTTTTAGCCCAGTTAACAAGGTTTTCAGCTTGTTGTCGCCATATCACACAATTAATGAAGTCTGCTTCTCGTCCACCGTTAGCGTTTTTAAATTGACGATTCACCGCCAATGAGAAAGTGGCTACGGCTTGATTTTGTGGCGTATAGCGCAATTCAGGGTCACGAGTAACTCTTCCTACTAAAGTAACGTTATTTATCATTTTTTCTCCTTAATTAGTAATTTCTTGGTGGATATTGTCCCTGTTGTTGATAATTGTTTCGTTGTTGGTTTTGATAATTTCCGCGTTGTTGGTTTTGATAATTTCCGCGTTGTTGTTGATTATTTTGTGCTTGTAGCTGTGGTTTACCACCACTTGCTGCATTACCATCATCATCTTCATCACTTGTAATACCGAAAGCGCAACATAAGCTATACCTTTTGGCATAAGTTATTGCGGAACCTAAAGCCTGTGGGTCTTGTTTTACTGGTTTAACCTCAGAACCCCCAATTATTAAATATTGACCACTTTCATGAGTAATTATTGTATTAACTCGATTTTCAGCAATTTCTTGCAAATAACTTAAGCCAGTATCTATAATTGCTTCATCTATAGTTCCTACAACATTTTCAAGAGGGACATAATTATTCTTGAAAAATGGATTTTGTGCATCTTTAAGAGGCTGTTTGAGGTTTTTTCGGAATTTGGTAAGTGCTACAAATAACTCTTTTACAGATTCTGATTTTTCCATGATTTACCTCACGCATCCCATTTAAGAGGTGCTTTCTTATCTTTATAAACAATGGACTGCTCAAGTTCTTGTTCGATTCCATCTCCAAACTTGCTCTTTAGTTTAGTTAAAGTAATTGGCTCTACACAATCCCAACCATGAGCTTTAACTAAGTCATATTTCTGTTTATTAGTCATTGTTAAAACCTTTTGTTGTGCCGCTTTACCATAACTCAAACGATTAAATTGTTGACCTTCATCAAGCCGTTTTTTAACCTCAGTTTCGCCTTTTTTATAAAGGTCAGCTATAATCTTTGCCTGAGCTAAAAATTCTGTAAGTGTGATGTTATCCATATCTTTTATAGCTGATGGATTCAAGTCAACCCTTTGTCCATCGCCATCTACTGGTATAAGTTGTAAGTCCATAATGTTCTCCGTTTCTTATTTTTGTTGAAACGTGATATAATCTAAGTGTAAAATTAAGAGACATCACGTCTTAGTCCGCATTCCTAGTGCGGGCTTTTTTATTTCCAAACTTTTTTCCAGTCTGAAATACATTCGTTAAGCATTGCAGCTTTATCAGCAGCAAGCTCTTGTTTATTCTTTTTGCGTGAAGTCATATAAAGACTTCCGTCTGGTCGTTCCCAAGTTTCAAAGACCACTACTCCACGATTTTCTCGTTTGATTAAATCATGATAGATTTGTCCAACATTGGTTGGCAACACTCGGACTTTGCGCCCGTTTATGATTGTTGTTTCCATTATTTTCCTTTCTAGCGGAGTACCGCATTTAATTTTGATGGGTTTTATTTTTTCAACTGAGGTCCATCTTTTTCTGAAGGCTCATCAACTTCATACTTAAAAGTCACAAATTGGTTAACTTTTCCTTTGGTTTCGCTTGGCTCGTTGCTCAATGCATATTCAACGGGAGTCACTTCTCCGCTCAATGTACGTGCCAAAATTTCAGTAAGTTTTTGTTCAAATAAAGTGTTTGTTTTCATGTTCTTCTCTTTTCTATCTGGCTAAGTCATCTTGCTCAGAAATAGGCAAATATCCATTTTCTTTCAGAAGTTCATAAATAAACTTCATTCCTTTAACCGTCCATTTCATACTAGGATGTAAATGGTCTATGTCAGTTGGGCTGAAAATTGTATCTGAGTACCCTTTGTCATCATATTTTTTATACAGTACCCAACATTTACCTTGTTTAAACTGAACTCCTTGTTTATGCAACCAATCATTAAGCCAAATCGCTGTTTTACCATACTTTTTAGCGATTATTGTCGGAGTTACTAACCCCTTTGTTTGCAATGCCCATTCAAGAAACGGCAATTTTTTATTTGCTTCAGCAAGATCAAGACTGAGCTGACTATTTTCTTTTTCAAGTTCAAGACGTGCTTCTTGCTCATCTTTGAGTTTAGTGGCAAGCTGAATAATGAAGTCTGGACTTGTTAAAGTTTTTTCGATGACTTCATTAGTCATATACGCCCCGTGCTTGCGGATTGTTGGGAGGACTTCAACAGCCAGCCAATCTGTGAATTTTTCAGATACAGCATTGTTTGCTTTGAATGCAAGTTTGTATACCATAGGTTCACTGATGAATGAACCTTTTCCAATTTCCCCAGAAAGTTGGGGAAGATAACTATTTACTCGACTCCAGCGAATCGATTTCGTTGTGCGACCATTTCTGGTCTCAATTTTTTCAAATCCCAAAGATTTTGCGACTTGTTCTGCACTAAATAGAACTTCTTCTCCCTCGACTTTAACGTCAAGATTGAAAATTCCATTTGTGAAATTTTGTAATTCGTTCATATTTTTTCCTTTCTAACTATCCAATTTGTCAAGTTTTTGATTAAAATTTTTCAGCACAAAAATAACATCGGTTAAATCTACTCCAATAACCTTTGCAATGTTCGCTGCTGAAACAGCATCTATTCTAGATGGGTTGATACGCCACTTATAAAATGTTGTATAGGGAACGTTAATTTTCTTTGCGATAACTTTATACTTCATTCCTGAAGAGTTCAATAACTCATCTAGTGGCTCAAAAGTTTTTTTCTCTGCCACACTGGCTCCTTTCTGCCCCTCTGGGGCTTTTTATTTGCCAAACTTGCTACTTACGTCGCGGTGGATACGTCGTGTACCGTCATTTGAGCCCGTTCCGTCTGCCGTACTGAATGCTCCATGATTGTTCGCTTGTTTGACTTTATGAATTAATTATAACCTTAACTATCCAATTTGTCAAGTTAAAACTTTCCAAATTGACAAGTTTTGTTGTCTATGCTGGACGATAATAAACAATAATAGAAAAAATATAAAATAAAAACGGCTTAATATAGCCGTTTTTCCTAACTTTTTAGCGATTATTGTCGGAGTTACTAACCCCTTTGTTTGCAATGCCCATTCAAGAAACGGCAATTTTTTATTTGCTTCAGCAAGATCAAGACTGAGCTGACTATTTTCTTTTTCAAGTTCAAGACGTGCTTCTTGCTCATCTTTGAGTTTAGTGGCAAGCTGAATAATGAAGTCTGGACTTGTTAAAGTTTTTTCGATGACTTCATTAGTCATATACGCCCCGTGCTTGCGGATTGTTGGGAGGACTTCATGAGTAATCCAACGCTTGAATGGTTTTACCTCTTTTTTCTTACTGCCGATGATTGCTTCATAAAGTCCGCTTTCGTTGATGATTGTTGACTTCATATTCATACCCGACAATTTGTCGGTCATGATATCTTCTTTATCAAGTCGACGTGTCATTGCTTGAGTATCGGAATATTCTAGAATATCAGCGACATCTTTTGCAACAAACCAAGGTTCGTCATCAATAAGTACGGTTCGTACTGGTAAGTTATTAAAATTGAAATTTTGTAATTCTTTCATATTTTGTCTTTCTAACTAGCCAATAGGTTCACTGATGAATGAACCTTTTTCAATTTCCCCAGAAAGTTGGGGAAGATATTTAGCAATTGTAGACCACCGATTTTAAATTGATGAATTTGTTGAGCACCAAGTCCTGTAACTTTTCCAAGTTCATACTCGGTCATATTTTTCTCAACAAGTTTAGTTTTTATCTTCGACCACAACATTTAGTGTCCCTTTCTAAGCTTCAAAATCAAAACTGGTTTGTGAGTTCAATCCACGAATTTCAAGCGTTGTATTGAAAGATGGTTGCCACATATCAAGATATTCTGTTGCTTCGTCATAACGACTTAATGGAATATCGCTATATTTCACAACATCGAAGCGATTGTTCAAATCTTTATAAAACTCTCTGAATACCTTAGCTCCTAATTTCTTATGAGCATTTGAATATTTACCGCCAGTAAACATATAAATTTTGCTTGCTACTTTCTTTTGCAAAACTTTAGCTTTATTTGAAGGAAGTCCGAATCGGTCAGTCAAATCAAGAACTGAATTTTCGATTCGCTCAACTTTTTTATTCAAGTTCACGTTGCCTTGAGCAAGTAATGCAATTTGTTGTTCAGGAGTTTGCGGTAAAAGCTGTTGTTTGAGTTCTTTTTCAACTTCAATGAAATATTGACGGGCTTGTTTCCCTTTTTCGTTACGCTGAATCATGGAAATTTCTTTTGCCATGTCAAGTTTAAGAGCATGGTCAACGCTTGGACGACCGCCTTGAGGTTTTACTCTTTTTTCAGTAAAACCTATAAAATCAACGTTCTCTGTAAACCCGTACTTGACCATATCTTCAAACCAGTCATTATATCGAGTTTTTACTCCTAAAAATTCATGTAGTTCACGACCGCTTACTACTTGTTCGTTGTTTTCGTTTTGTGTGATTGTAATTAATTGATTCATTTTCGAATCCTTTCTTTTTTTGAAGTTCAAATTTTTTGGACTTTTTTATTAAAAAAATAAATACCAATATCTTCTTTTTTAATACCAAGAAGTTCTGTAGCGGCATCGATATCTGATTGTTTCCAGTATGATTTATTATTAAGCTTATCGGAAATATTTTTTTCTGATAAACCGATAGCCTTTGCAAAATCTTGCTGACTACCATACTTTTCTTTAATGCGACCTTTCAATTTAGAATAATCAATAGTCATTATACATCCTTTGAGATTAAAGAAAATAATGAACGACCGAGGATTAAGACAGGTTGATATACTTGAAAAATCAAAACCTTTTCAAGATAAATTGGGTTTGAACACTCACGGCACTAAATTACAACA